CAGCGAAAGCGTTAGCAAACTCTTGTACAGCGCGTGCGTCATCAGGGTGCATTTTGGCGAATGTTTGTGCGATAGGCTTGTAGCGTTCGCGTTCTTTGACTCGGTCGGCTACTTCTGAACGGTATTTCGTTTCCCAATTGATGTCTCCTGCGGAAGTATCAATGTCTTCCGCTGGTGCAGTATCTACTGCGATTTCGGGGTTGAAGTCGGTCATTGTGGTGGCATCTCCTGTGGTTGTCCTGGCTGGCCTGTTTGTGCTTGTGGAACCATCGAGCCTGGGGCTTCGTTGGCTTGCGGAAGCATTTCTGCTCCTGGCATCTGTTGCTGTGTAGCGAGTTGTGCTGCTGCTTCATCGGCGGCAAGTTTTTGGTGTGCTTGTACATGAACGTCTATTGCTTGGCGTACATCGTCGGCTGCAAGCTCGTATGCAGGGGATTTGCGTTCACGGTTGTGTTGAGCGATATGTTTCGCATGGTCGTCGAAGTCTGCTGGCATCACAGGGATTGCTTGCATAAGCAGGCCGTTTTCCCATTCTGCTTTAGCGACATCGGGATCTGCGGTCGTCAAGAAACCTTTAGGGTCTGGTAGGTCTAGAAGTTTTGCGAGGCTCATACCGTCAATGTTTTGGAAAGCTGCAGGAAATGTTTGTGCCAACGAAGTGATGACTGATTGTGTAGCGATCTTGGATCGTGGTGCGGTAGCGTCAAGAGGTACTTTGACCATAGGTGTTTCGTCTATGTCTTCGGATGTCCACTCAAATTGGACTGTTGAACCTTGCGATGTGGTGATCGTCTGCGATCTGACCATACCTGACTGCTGTGCGTAGGCACGGTACATCTGTAAAGTCATCTGACCGATCCTTGCCCATACGGCAGACTGGTTGCGTGCCATCGGTGCTAGAGGAGTGTCGTCTTTTTCGGCCAGTACAGATAAGGCGAGTCCTGAGTTGCGGTCGCCAGGTGCTTGACCTCGTGTAACAGCATGAGTGAAGAAGATGTCGTCCAGTTCGGATTCCAATTGGGCGGCTTCGTTACTGATCCATCTTGGTACTTCGGGTGCTGACTGCCAATGCGGTTCGCCTAGTTCGCTGTTGTATTCAAGAACGTCAGCGGGATCGGTAGTGATACTGTCCGAGTCTTCAATGCTTCCTGCGGGAACCATAAGTCGTGCGTTGGCTGCTTTACGCATATGTTCAAGGATGGTTGAACGCGCACGGTTGTAGGCGTACTGGATGTCTCGTGCCGGTGTGAGCAGGGTGTTTCCTACCCATGTGCGAGGTATTTTGCGTTGAATACCGATAGCGATGTTGAGATGGTTGAATGGGAACGGCCAGCCTTGCCCACCACCGTAAGCGTAAACCTGCTTGTTGTTTACAACGTGGACTACGCAACCAGGTGTGCGGGTAGTTGGGCGTTCGTAGTAGCAGTACACGAGCGTCAAGCGTGGCGGTTGTCCTTGTGGACGGCGCGACAACAGGGTGCGATGTCTTGAAGATAGTGATGCTTCAGCGTCAGGTACAGGTTCCCATTCAAGGTCGTAGCGTTCTTTGACCTGCTCAGGGGGTAGAGCGACACATTTAATCCAGTATCGTGCGTCGTCTACAGACGGTGAACCAGGTTCTAGACAGAATTCGCTGATACCGAGAGGGGTGAGGCGTACGCCACCTGCAGGGATAGGGATGGCGGTGACAGGGTCGGTGGCAACAATTTTGCCTAACTGTGGATCCCATTCAACAGATACCGCTGCCGAACCACCATATAGGGTTTGCAGCAAATGTTCTTCACGGATCTCTGCCCAGTCTTGTTCATGGGCTTCAGATAGGAGCAACTGTTCTTGTAGGCGTTGGCGACGGGCTGAAGCATCATCGGTTCCGGACGGTTCAACTTCCCAGACGAGAGGTGATCGGGTCATGCGCGACAAAAGGTTGGTTGTTCGAGGCCCAAACTTGTCTACGGTGATACGGGTGTACCGTTCGTTGTCGTTTGCGTAATCTAACTCTTGAACGATGTTGCGGGTCTGATCCCACCAAATCCATTGTTGACCGCTGTTGTAGGATGCGTTCATCCAGTAGTCGCGTCGTTCTTTCAGCAGGTAACGGTCGGCTTTGTTCCACAAGTCAATAACTTCTGCAGGTTGTGGTGGTTCCCAAGGTTTCATGGGCCTACGCCTTCAATTGGTGACTGCCACGCTGTGCGTGATCGTGGATCTGCTGTTTCTTTCTTGACTGTTTTCTTAAATTTTTCTGCGGCTAAAGCTGCGGAAGGATTCTTTGCTAACAATAGGTTAGTCAATCTGCGGTTCTCGCGTAGCAATAACAGGATTATTCCTAAAGAAGCGACAAGGGTGAACGCTGCAAATATCATAGATCACCAACAAAATCGGTGTTTATGTCAGGTTCTGAGGTGTCTTCCTGACGAGGGCGGCTGCGTTTACGGGGTAAGGGGGAACCCGTTGCTCGTGCGAAGCTTGCCGCACCGCCCTCGTCAAGTTGACTTGTGGGGCCTGCCAGCTCCACAGGATGTGAGTCTACACCCACGATGGCTCCTGCGATAACTGCTAGGCGTTCTTCTGCTATTTCGGCTCGGTCGCCCATTTCTTTGGCGAGTCGTTCCATTGCTGCGAATTCTCCGAGGCGGTGCATCTCGATACTGCGCGCTGGTGCAACCATGCGTGCTAGTTCGAGCGCACAGTCGGCACAAATGTAAAGTCGTGTGACTGCTGAAGGGTTGATGTCTTCAGGGGTGTTGTGTCCGTCAAGGTCTAATTCCATGTCTATGATCGGTTTGTTGACGCTTCTGCAGATCCAGCAGCATCCAGGTAGATAGTTATAGTTGTCTACGATTCTCATTACCATCTCCGCTTTTTAGTTTTGTCTAGTTTCTCCATGAACCTTTGTACTCTACCCTCTGCATCATAGGCTGTGTGTTTATGTTTGCGGGTGATTTCGTTGTACGGTCGGCACGCTAGCAGATATCTTAGTGCGTCTGCTGCATGGTCTTCGTCGTCGGTGTCTACATCTTCTACCCTTGTTCGGTCGTGGCGCATGGCGGGCAGGGTGCGGAGCAGGTTTTCGCAGGTAGAAAAAATTTTTAGTTTAGTTTCGTCATTGACGACTCCTGGTTGCAGGTAGCGGTGAACATTCTGCCATCCGGAGATACGGGCGTTTTTGGCGCGACTGACGTTGACTCCTAGCGAGTTGTAGACGTTTGCGACTGTCTGTCCGAGTCCTGCAACGTTGCTGTAGGTGGATGGGTCGATGACGGTGGCGACGATGCGTTCGTTGTGTCCGTCGCTAGTTTTGGACATTTCTTTGATTTGCATGGCTTGTTGTGCTGCGGTCAGGTTCTTTTGGTATGCCTCACGGTAGACGTAGCAGGTTCCATCGGCTGGGTTCCATGCGCCCCACAGGCAGCAGTAAGGGTTCGCTGTACCAAAGTCGATTCCACGGTAGCGAGGCCATTCGAGTGGTATCTCGAAAGGTGTCACTACATGGGTGTCACGGTTGAATTCGGAGAAGTACTGTCCTGTGAAGGTATCCCAGTCGCCTAACAGTTTCTGTTTGCGTTCCGTTTCGGGGAGCATGGATAGATGTTTGCGGTAGGTGGGGTCAATGTGCGGGTTGTCGTCTACGGTGGACGGTACGAACGCTACGATCAGATGGTCGGTGGGGTCGTGAGGTATCACGAGGTTTGCTATCTCTAGAGGGTCGTCGGGTAGTTCTATACGGCGTACAACATCAGGGTTCTCGAATCCTTCTCGAACATCGTAGACGACCGCATATTTGCCGTGCTGGGTGGGCTGTACCAACATTTTGTATAGGAAAGTGTGTCCACGGTCGCCAGGGTTTGTTGCGAACATGACATGGGTTTTGACACCTAAAGCAGTCATTTTGCGCGATGTTCGCAGTCGGCCCGACATCATCAACATCTGGTAGGGGGTGAACTGGGTTGCTTCGTCAAAGCCAATGAAGTCGTATTCGGCAGACATATATTGTCCGACATCTTCGTCACGGGCGCAGAAGCCGTACTCAATGATTGAGCCGTTCGCATACCACCAAGCTTTAACGTTGTCGATAGATCTCAGGTTTGCGTCCACATTGAGTTGCGCGTACCGAACTTGGGATCGGATGATGAGTGATCGTCGCAGTTCGGGGAGTGCTGTACGGACTAGTAGTGTGCGATGTCCAGGGTATTTCTCTGACAGTTCGTGCGCGTGGAAGGCAAGCAGTTCCGATTTACCGCCACCTGCAGCACCACCGTACAGAAGCCAGTCCACTTTTTTGACTAGTGCGTTCGCTTTCTCTTGGCGTTTGTTACCTGTCAGTTTCCATGCTTGTAGGTCTATTTCTAGCAGGCGTAGATATTCGTCTTGTTCTGAACCTGTGAGTTGACCGAACTCGTCGTCTGACAGAAAGTTCACAGTTCGCTCATGGTGCGCCCAGCGAAACGTTTGTTGGCTACAGGCAGGTTGTTTGCCACAATACCTATTTTGTTAGTGGGGGCTACGACTGCAAGTAGGTCGTTGTCTGACTGGTCAAAGTATCCTGCTGCGTCTAAAGCCTCTTTGGTAGGGAACACATCGGCGTGGCGGTCTCGTTCACGGTCGATCATGTGGTCTTGTTTGCCACCATATGAGAACACAATCCTAAAATTAGGCAATCCTTGAAATTCACATTCTTTTCTAACCATTTCTACTTCTTTGGTGTATGCATAAAAAAGAATGTTTTTGTGAGAGTTTGCAATAGTAAGCCATGCACTTAAGTATTTGTAATCAAAAAAGTCGCCTGCATCATGAATTCGGACAGCGCGCCCACCACCAATAACCCATTCATGCAACCAACGG